ACTTCCATACGTATCCATCTGTAGTTCTGAATGAGTCATTGTTTGCACCAGTCGGTTCGATTACGGAAGGTTGTGCAACCCCTAGTCTGTTTCTGCCAACTTCTAAACAGACATATACTTGGTTGTTATCATTCTTCACGTAGTAAGGAAGTGTGGGATATCCACCTACCGCATCATCATATGATGAATAGATCCTACCATTTGACCAATTGTTTCTAGGAATAACCAGAGATGTTGCCGCAACTTTTTTAATTGATTGAAGACCATCTCTCAATCTCGCAACGTCTTCTGGACTGTTGATTGGTGTCGGGACAGTCTCGTTTGAATCCCAAGGTTCTGACCTACCAATACCCACATAGTAGTTATGGGTTTGTTGTTCAAACCTTTCGAAAAAATCACGAGCAATCTGTTGTCTCAGTGTATCTGTAATCGTAGCTGGCATCTTCTATATCCTATGTATTAACTGCGGAACCTAAAACAATACGTCTGTAAAAACCACCAGAACTATCGAACACTGCAAGACATGGATTTCCTGCGTTACCATCTGTAACGAATATCATTCTTCCGTGTACGCCTGGAGGGACGGTTGCGACTGAGTAATGTTTGATGTCAATAAAATCTGGTGTTGCTTCACGAGATCTTTCTGCGACATAATCTGAATCTAATGTTGCGGAAAGAGCTGCAACTTCGTCTGTGACGTTATGTTTTAATGCGACTGTACCGTCACTATCTGGCAAGAGAATAACTCTATCTGCAGTGGGATCAACAACTCCTAATGAAGTTTCATGAGAATCTGCAGTTCCTTCGTAAACAAGAAACGAAGCATTATTAGTACTGTCATGTAATTTTATACCAAGTTCTGATGCAGAATCTGCACCTATAACAGTACGTATCTGCACAACATCACCGTATAACTCTTCAAAGTTATCGTTGATCTTACCTGCGCCTGTGTACAGATCGTCACCTGTACCATCGTTACCAACTGTACCTCTATCTATAATTTGTCTTGCCATTTTTTATTTCCTAAAAACTGTACCTTTATTTATAAGGGTTTTCACTACTTTGTTCCTACAATATATTCTCTCTGTGAGAATTTATCTCTTGTTGATGAGAACCTTACTGCAGAATTAACTATGCCATTTGATGTAACACCAGTCGAATCTGCAAAATCATCAAATCTAATCTTGAACCCTGCGAACTCGTACATATTACTGTAGTAATTCTCTACACTATCGATAGTCATATTCTGCCAATCAGATAGTTTACGGTTTAAACTATATCTATCTCTCATTTGGAATGTCTCGAAACCTTTACCTGCGTAATTGATATTGACATACCCATGTTGCACATATCTAAGTGCATCTAAGTTTATTTGATCTGAATCAAGACCATCATAACTAGGTGCAAAGAGAGAAGTTCTTATTGCACCAACGGTTTCACCTTCCGCTGCATATGAGAATGCCGCACTACCTGCTACGGTTATGTTTGGATTCACGAATGGTATAGATGTCAACGTAGAAATATTTATTTCAGGTTCTGCTTCAAGGACAACTGCCGCACCCAAGTAAAATCCTGATGGGTGTACGTAGTTTCTATACATCGCCTCCCATTCCAAGAGAGGGATCGGGCCTTTTATCAGTGTAGAAAAGACTTGATAAAGTCTACCATCTTGTATTCTTTTCGCATCCTCTGTACCAACGTTAGATTCACCAACAATAAACAAACTGTCCTTGGGGTGAAAGATCTCTACAGTCTCGTTGAAGAATGCACGAAAGAAACCATGGATAGAATATTCAGAACCCTTGACTCTGAAAAAGTTACCAAAGTTTCTTATGACTTCTCTTGGTGTTGTGAACTGACCATTAGATATACCTAAACCAATCTCATCAAAAAGTAAATCGAGAAATGATAACTTAGTATCTTCTATATCTCTGATAGTTTGTAGTTCTTCAATGATACCACCATAGTTATCTGCTGAGTCAAGAAACTCATAGTATGCATCTAAGAAGGTGATGAGCATAGGATAGTCATCACGAAAGTGTTCTGGTAACACTTCATCGACCAGACTTTTTCTTACATTTATATCATGTCTGTCGAAGTGTCTTAATGTTTGTGCAAAACCAGTGTGCGCCATTATCCTACCGTAAGTTTAGTATCTTGTCTATCTATTGATCCTGTTGCAAAGGAAACTGACGGATCTAACCTTACAACGTAATTACGTAAAGGTTTTACCACACTTTCATTCAACGGTATTGCAGATACTTTTATAAATTCAGATCCACCTATAAATGCTTGTGGTGCAAATCCTATAATCTTTACTTGTCCTTTTGTTGGCACAAATTCTCCAACGTTGTCCAGTAAAACATCACCATCAATATTTTGTATTTGTAATCTCTGAGAATTTAATTTATTTCTAATAAGTGCAATAGATCCATCAAACTCAAAGACACTAGAAATAATGGTAAACGTAAAGTCATCTGGGCCTCTTAGTTGCATTGGATATTGCAGTTCAAAGTTTTTCTCGGTTCCTATTGTTGGGAATATTCTTAGTTGTGCTTTAACATCACACTTACTTGATAAGATCGCAGGATCAAGTGCGTCAATCTCTGTCAACATATTACTACGTCTAAATGTCTTATCAAATTTATTTAAGTTTTCGTTAAAGTATCTAACCATAAAGTTATATGCAGAACTCTCAGTTGCCGCTAAACTAAATCCTGTAAGTGCAGGATCGAAATTAAAACTTAAAACTAATTCTAAGAAAAGATCTGTAGGATCTGTATACTTAGTTGTCATAGAGACAATTCCGAGATTGTCAGAAAAGTTTGTTATTATATCTGCTTTTACTTTGTCTTTTATTGTATTAGCAGTTCCTGCCGCAAAATTAAGTGAAACATAAACTGCACCATAATCACGAGGAACGTTTTGATCTCCTGACCATACGTTACAGTCTGTGACATCTACAAAGTTACTTAGAATCATTGCTTTGTAATCAAGTGATGTAACAAGTCTCGCCTGTTGTGCATATGCAAAAGGTGCAAGTTGTCTTATACTCTCTATGGTTTGTCTTGGTGCACCACCTGCAGATTCTGTTACTGTAGTTGTTACGACTGGATAGTTTATTTGTTTTATTGTTAAATTAGAATTTGCAGTAAAAACAGTTCCGTTATCTGCCAACTCTGATTTCGTGGACAGATATGTTACAACAACCTTTTCGCCTGGATCTGGTTTCTTACCGAAGGATACACCGTCACCAAAGTTTAGTTCGTAATTTCCGTTAGGTGCTTCTCGAATAGAGTAAACTCTACTATTACCATCAATAGTAATTGCTTCTTTCAAAGGAATAAAACTATTGAATGATGTCGAAGTTGCTGTATCAAAAACCAATACACTTGCAGTTGATGTGTCTATTGTACTATCTGGGATAACAAAGATTTGTCTTTCATCTTTTTCCCCAACAATAAATGTTTTTGTTTTCTGGATACCTTCGAATATTGTTATGTCCGATGACCCCTTAGATGTTTTGAACTCGTAGTTACCTGATCCGTCATCTCTTGCAAAGAAAGTCTCTAGTGTTCTGAATGTATATGAAATGCCATCGATAGAAGATGTGAAAGAAAAACCACTAGGTAATTCTATTTGGGGTGGTCTGTCGGCAACACCTGCTAGGTTAACATTAAGATTTACAACTGCCTTTGATGTTGTAGGTGATCTTACTTCATATCCTAAAGTTTCTGCGTGAGATACAATAGAGGATCTTAACTGTGCGGTGTTGAGAAATGATTCGTTGATTGCGAAGTTCGCGGTCAAACCATTTAGGTGTGTATTGTATGCCAATACATCCAATATGTTGTTTAGTCCTGATGCTTCAAAATCGTAATCTGCAAACTCAGTTTTTTGTTTTAAATGATTTTTTAAAGATTCTTTTATGTTTACAAAATCTAACTCTGAAGATTTTATTACTGTTGCGACCATTTATCTAACCCTCGCTAACGACACATCTACTGTTACAATTTCTTTTGTGTTGACTATCTGAAACTCCACTGTTGTGTCTAATGTATTATTCTCTGGTTTCAGTTGTACAGTTACTGATAAAACTCTTGCTCTTGGTTCGTGATTTGTTATTGCATCGAATATCAAGTTCTGTACAAACTCTGGATCAAACTCTGTATCTAATGCAAACAAAGCACTGTTGAGGTTAGAACCAAAAAAATTATTAAATGGTTTCTCACCTCTAGAGGTTAACAATAGATTTTTCACCGATTGTTTAACTGCGGCCGCATCTACCTTTTTAAAGATATCTCCCGCTGGTTTTGGACTAAAAGTCAAATCTATATCTTTGTAAGCAACGTTACGAGAACTTACAATAGATTTGTCTAGTGTACCGTCTTCTATAGAAAATGCTCGTGCCATATTACCTCTATTTAATTACCACTATTTATAACGTTTAGTGATGTCCTACATCCTCAGTTACTTTACTTTGTTCTATTATTTCGGTAAGTTCACCATTAGTTTGAGTATAATTGTTGTATCTTGTCTCAATAATGTTTCTATACCTCATTCTCCAGTCTGCATTAACTGGAGGCATCTGTATGATTATCTGTGCATTTAGACTATTGTCTGGATTATACGAATCATAATCTAGTATTAGTTTGTCAAAGTTTAGATAATCTTTACAGTGAGTTGCAATATCAAACGTCTTATCGATGTCTATATTACCACCTCTGTTGCGAATTTCATACACAACTACCTGACCTCTAGTTGCAAGGAAGTTTAAACTATCAGGATCTAGGGTTTCCCCCTCTTGTTTCTTGTACAATCCTTCTGTCACAACTAGTCTATGTCTATTTGTTTTTTCTAGGTGTTCTTGTATGGATAACAT